TTACTTCGTGTAGCTATTTCGAATGGTACGCAGAATGACACGCCCGTTTGGCTCTTCGCCATCGCCCTGAATAACAGAAAAGGTGTTTCCATCAAGGCATTTATCAATTCTTTTTTGGCCTAATTCTGTAATACGCCAGGAGGCATCCGCAGCTTTTTTATAATCATAATCGTTGACTTCAGTGTTATCTTTAGCATGGATAACAATCCTGATTCCCTCTGTTTCCCATACTTTATCTTCAAAATCACGTACTTTCATTTTTAATCCCTATTGCTGTTTTTCGTCTAAATAATCCTAAGGCCCCTTTAGATGTTAAAACCTAAACAATCCTTTAAATGCTCAGGAGCCAAATGAGAATAACGCATTATTATCTTAATGTCTCTATGGACGAGCATTAATGTAGAACTAATGAGTTTCCACCATTCATCATAAATCGACAGGTAAATGTGTGCCGTACCATACAGGTGAGTTGTCGTGCTGGTAATTCTGTGTGTGCTCTTTCCAGTACAGCTCGAAACATGCAATAACATGCCCTAACAGATGATCTTTTTTATCCCGGCTAAGGCGGCATAAAGTTCTTTATCGATTAGAACGATGTTTTTTTCTGTCATATATTGTGATTTATACGATTTTATATTCGTGGGCTGGGTTTTTCTCATGTTTACCGCCTCAACAAGGGAGTGTTATTGAAGACAGCCTATGATTACGTCTTCTGAACTCTGTGCAATTTGTTGCCGTCTATCTGCTGAAGTTGAGGCGCTTAAAGCAGAAACAAAAAAGCCACCCTCGCGAGGTGGCTTAATTATATGAATTTAAAGCTAAAATTTGGTGGCCCCTGTTGGGTTTGAACCAACGACCAAGCGATTATGAGTCCCAAACTTAAAGCTTATAAAACAATAAGTTACTTTGATTTCAACGCCTTGCGCCGTCGAATAGTGGGGAATATGTAAGCATAGTGAATAGGTTTGCTGCCATTTTGCTGCCATCAAATCAGATTTAAGGGGTTGTACTCCACTGCTTCTGTCAGATGGTCTGGGGCGAAATGAGCATAGCGCATCGTCACCTTAATATCAGTGTGTCCAAGGATACGCTGCAGTACAAGAATGTTACCCCCGCGCATCATAAAGTGGCTTGCAAATGTGTGCCGTAGAACGTGTGACAGCTGCCCGTCAGGTAGCTCAATCCCCGCTCGCTTAATTGCCCCACGAAACGCAGAATAGCACCCCGTAAAGACTGGTTTTGATGTTCTTACTTTTGGGAGTATTTCGTAAAGCTCATCACTTATTGGAACGGCGCGGTTTTTCTTGCCCTTGGTTTTGATATAAGTGATTTTGCCGGGGCTTATTTGCTTGCCTGTCAGTGACTCCGCCTCGCCCCATCGTGCGCCGGTTGCAAGGCATATCTTTACTATAGTTACTAAATCTTCCGCCTTGCTTTTCTCGCACTCAGCCAGAAGCTGCTTAACTTCTTCAACTGTCAGCCAGGCTAGCTCTGCCTCATCGATTTTAAATTCCCGGACGTTTTCGAGCGGATTGGGCGCACTCCAGTCATCCAGTCTTTTCAGTTCGTTGAACATGGCGCGGAAATACGCCAGCTCAAGATTAACGGTACGGGGAGTCACTGCTTTTACCCGATCAGAACGTGTAATTTTCCCGCTTAAACGTTGTTCACGGTAGGTTGCAAAAAGTTTGGCGTTAAATTCAGTAGCGAGAGGGTTTCCCATAGCAAAGCAGGCAAATTCCATTGCGCCCTTACGCTTGAGGCCATCAGAGAGTGTAACGCCATGAGCGTTGAACCAGGTTTCAACAAGGTCAGTAACTCGCCGCTTATCTGCTTTTTCTCCTAGCCAGGGCTTGTCCTGCGCTTGATCCTTAATATGGCGCTCAAAGGCCATGGCTTCCCCCTTGGTGGCGAATTGACGACGAATACGCCGCCCATCCCTACCGTTGGGGAAGACCTGAGCCTGCCACTTACCATTAGATAGTTTTGTTACAGCCAATTATTTTACCTTTGAGAAATGAGGTCTTGAGCAAATTTAGTCAAGCCTGGCTTGCCCTCTTCCAGGTAGCAGCAATTTTTGAAGTTATCGCTCCAGCTTCCGCTTGCGGTCATTAATTGGTCAGGGTTACGGATGTTGCCGTACTTACGCAACAGATTTTCCGCTTGCTTTCTGGTTATGGAAAAATCGAATTTTTCCGCAGTTAGGTATTCAAATTTTTTGGTTTGGAGGTCAATGGATAAAGGTAGGACTGTAACTTTCACGCTTTTAGCTGGAGTCTGAAAAAGAGTACGGTATACAGCGTAAACGGACGCTTTATCTGACTCATATTTTATTTCTTTTGAATCTTTAGAGTAGATGCTTGGTGATATTTGAATATGCAAAGGATTTTGCGCTAAAACCTTAAATGCCGGGTACTCAACCCCCTTTACGCTGTATGATGAGTAATCGTTATAATCATCCATTAACTTGCTGATGCTTTTGTACTGTTCAGGTGCTGCACTGACAGCAAAAGAAGTCATGATTAAAAAAGATATGAGCGTTTTTTTCATTTTAATTTCCTTAATACCTAATAAGTCATTCCATAAATTCTGTTTTGCCAATGGCTTTACCCAAAATTTTCACATCGGCGGCATTACATTCAAAAGATGCCTTTCCGTTTTCAACTCTTACGCGACCACCAGGCAATCTGTACATTTCGCGGATACTGATAACACCATCCATTTCAGTCAACCAAAACCCATCTACAAGCTCACCTGCGAAATCATCGACTATCCAAATCGCACTATCTAGTCCAACAAGGCGGGGCGAGGTTGTGCCTGTTGGGATAAGTTCCGGTGCAACATCAATCTGCTTTTGGTTTTTTACTACCCCATTTTGGATGGTTAAATAACTCAATTGGAGTGTTTTTTGCGCTTGAGGTATCTCATTTGTGTTTTCAATATGTGTTTCCATTTTGGGGGCTTCGCCGCGTCCAAAAACTAACCAATCTAAAGACGCACCAGTTTCCATGGCACATATCAAAACCCAATCCGCAGGAAAGTTACCACGCGTAACCCTATTAGCCATGGTGCTTTGTGACACATCAAGATGTCTGCATAACGCCTGTCGCGAGGTAAATCCATAAGCTGCGCAAATACGTTCAATAGGGTCTTTGCCGCCATGGGGTAGCTGAATGGACTTACGATTAGTGAAATCTTGTTGTTGACCTTTCCAATTTTGGATCATAGTATTTACGCAAAGTGAGTTGTTATCGAATAGTGTTGAACGCTCCCGAATAGTGTAGAGAACGTCACAACTGAGGAATAGTGCATCATGAATCGTAATTTTTCAATGCGCCCCAGCATCAACCTTGTGGTATCTGAGCCATTCATCACACTGGATGAGTTCTGTCGCCGTACTGGTTACAAGCCTAGTTATGCCCGTCAAATGATCCGGGAAAACCGCCTGCCCATCAGGAAAAAAGCCGGAGTTAACAGCCTTATCGAAATCAACATGTTCGCGTTGACGATGGAAGCGGCCCAAGGCTGCGAAGTCGCAATGCAAGCCTGATAGTTCCATTTTGGGATAGAAAAGGATTTACATCATGTTTGATTATCGTGTTTCCAAACATCCGCACTTTGACGAAGCCTGCCGGGCTTTTGCGCTGCGTCACAACATGGCGAAGCTGGCAGAACGCGCGGGAATGAACGTCCAGGCGCTGCGTAACAAGCTGAACCCGGAGCAACCGCATCAGCTCACGCCGTCGGAAATCTGGCTGCTTACCGATATTACTGAGGACTCCACGCTGGTTGACGGCTTTCTGGCTCAGATTCACTGCCTGCCATGCGTACCGATGAACGAAGTGGCAAAAGAGAAGCTGCCACATTACGTCATGAGCGCTACTGCTGAAATCGGACGTGTTGCTGCCGGTGCCGTATCGGGTGATGTGAAAACCACCGCAGGCCGCCGCGATGTTATCAGCAGCATTAACTCTGTTACTCGTCTGATGGCACTGGCTGCCGTTTCGATGCAGGCGCGTTTGCAGGCTAACCCGGCGATGGCAAGCGCAGTGGATACCGTGACAGGCCTCGGCGCTTCGTTCGGTCTGATCTGAGGTGGTTATGCTGACTAATGAACCATCTTTCGCGTCACTTCTCGTTAAGCAAAGTCCGGCAATGCATTACGGTCACGGCTGGATCATGGGGAAGGATGGCAAGCGCTGGCACCCGTGCCGCTCTCAGGATGAACTGCTGGCTGACCTGTCCACAACCAAACAGGGGAAATCATGGCTATTGAAGGCGCTACGGCGACTGTTCCATTAAGCCCCGGTGAACGCCTGGACGGACTGAACCATATTGCGGAATTGAGGGCTAAAGTGTTTGGTCTGAATATTGAGCCGGAGCTTGAAAGGTTTATTAAAGATATGCGCGACCCACGCGACGTAAATAATAAACAGAATGAGCGGGCACTGGCAGCCATTTTTTATATGGCAAAAATTCCGGCAGAACGTCACGGCGTCAATATTAGTGATCTGACTACTGACGAAAAGCGGGAACTGGTGAAAGCAATGAATCATTTTCGTGCAGTGGTGAGCTTATTTCCCAAACGGCTAACCATGCCGAATTAATCCACAACAGAAATTAATGGCGTAAACCCGCCGGGCTTCTTATTGCCAAAATTCAGGAGAAACAACGATGCGAAATATTGAAACCCGTACCACTAAAACCGGACCAGATGATGCTGGACTCAACCTGCTGCTGACTGAGGCACGCAAAGAAGAACGCCGTGGACGCGCAGATGTGATGGCTGCGCGTCTGGATTCTTTAGCTGCTCGTATCGTGTCACGTCAGCTTAACCACACGGAAGCGGCTGAGCTGCTGCGTCAGGAAGCTGTGAAGATTCAGAACGAAGCACAGGAGATCCACTGATGGCTGATTCAATGGACCTCGTACAGCTGCGCGTTGAAGAAGAACGCCAGCGCCACATCCACACCGCCCGCAATAAAGCGCCGGGCGTTTCCCGTGTTCTCTGCATTGATTGCGATGCGCCGATCCCGCCAGCTCGCCGCCGCGCCATTCCGGGCGTGCAGTGCTGCGTCACTTGTCAGGAAATAGCAGAGCTGAAAGGCAAACATTACAACGGAGGTGCTGTATGAGCACTATCCTGAAATGGGCGGGAAATAAAACCGCCATCATGCCGGAACTGAAAAAACACCTTCCTGCTGGCCCGCGACTGGTTGAACCTTTCGCGGGTTCATGCGCTGTAATGATGGCGACAGACTATCCTCATTATCTTGTCGCTGATATTAATCCTGATTTGATTAATCTTTATCTGATGATTCAGAAAGATCATGAGGCTGTCATTCAGATAGCGAGGGAGTTATTTAAAGGTTTTAATTCGGATGTTCAGTATTACCGTGTCCGCCAGCACTTCAATTACTCCATTTCTAATGAAGTAGAAAAAGCAGCATATTTTCTATATTTGAATCGCCATTGTTATCGCGGTTTGTGCCGCTATAACTTAAGTGGAATTTTCAATGTCCCTTACGGTAATTATAAAAATCCGTATCTCCCTGAAAATGAAATACGCGCTTTTGCCGAAAAGGCACAACGCGCAACGTTTATCTGCGCCAGCTATGACGAGACACTGGCGCTGCTGCAGGCGGGGGATGTTGTCTACTGTGATCCACCATATGACGGCACGTTTACCGCTTATCACACTGCCGGTTTTACGGAGGACGATCAGTATCATCTGGCGTCTATTCTTGAACGTCGGTCATTAGAAGGTCATCCGGTTATCGTGTCCAACAGCGACACGTCCCTGACCCGTTCGCTTTATCGTAATTTTACCCGCCATTGCATCACTGCAAAGCGCAGCATGGGCGTTGCTGCCGGTGATAGTAAGTCCGCAGCGGAAATAATCGCCGTTTCAGGTGATAACCGCTTTAACCGGGTTTATTCCACCCACGGGGATGTGTGCTCGGTTATTTTAGAGGTGCGGGCGTGACGGTAGGTAAGTTCACGTCCCACAACGTAGCAACCTCCGGCGGCTCGAATGAGGCCGCCGCAGCCTTTCCATGGAATACCCCAAAAAAAGCGGTTAACCCCTATCTGGACCCGGCGGAAGTTGCGCCGGAGTCTGCGCTTTCAAACCTGATTACTCTCTATGCTGCGGATAACGAGCAGGAGCAGCTGCGCCGCGAGGCCCTGAGTAATGAGGTCTGGGAACGCTATTTCTACAATGAATCCCGCGATCCTGTTCAGCGAGAAATGGAGCAGGACCAGCTGATAAGCCGCGCCAAAATGGCCCGCGAACAGCAGCAATTCAATCCCGATCTGGTCATCGTTGCTGACGTGAGCGCCCAACCGGCGCACATCAGTAAGCCGCTGCTTGAACGGATTAAATATTTCGAAGGCCTGGGCAAGCCGAAGGCATATTCCCGCTATCTGCGCGAAACCATCAGGCCGTGCCTTGAACGGCTGGAGCGCGTGCGTACCAGCCAGGTTTCTGCGTCATTCCGTTTTATGGCGAGCCACGACGGGCTGGAGGGCCTGCTGGTTCTGCCGGAAATGAACCAGGAGCAGGTTAAGCGGTTATCTACCCTGGTGGCGGCACACATGAGCATGTGTCTGGATGCTGCCTGCGGTGAGTTGTTTACGGATGAAGACGTTACGCCGGAGGAGATCCGCCGGCCATGGGAAAGAGTGGCCGCTGAGGCCATGCGCCTTGATGTGATCCCGCCTGCTTTCGAGCGGCTGCGCCGTAAAAAGCACCGCCGTAACCCGGTCCCATACGAACTTATTCCGGGATCGCTTGCCCGTATGCTTTGCGCGGACTGGTGGTATCGCAAGCTGTGGCAGATGCGGTGTGAATGGCGGGAAGAACAGTTGCGCGCGGTCTGCCTGGTTAACAAAAAGGCGTCCCCGTATGTCAGCTATGAGGCTGTGATCCACAAACGCGAACAGCGCCGCAAATCACTTGAGTTTTTCCGCTCGCATGAGCTGGTTAACGCCGAAGGTGACACGCTGGATATGGAAGAAGTGGTAAACGCCAGCAGCAGCAATCCGGCGCACCGGCGCAACGAAATGATGGCCTGCGTTAAGGGGCTGGAGCTGATCGCAGAAATGCGTGGTGAATGCGCCGTGTTCTATACCATCACCTGCCCGTCACGCTTTCACGCGACGCTTAATAACGGAAGGCCAAACCCGAAATGGACCAGTGCCACGGTCCGCCAGAGCAGTGATTACCTGGTGAATATGTTCGCCGCCTTCCGTAAGGCGATGCACAAAGCCGGGCTGCGCTGGTATGGCGTCCGCGTTGCTGAACCACACCATGACGGCACCGTGCACTGGCACCTGCTGTGCTTCATGCGCAAAAAAGACCGCAAATCCATCACCGCGCTGCTGCGTAAATTCGCCATTCGTGAGGACCGGGAGGAGCTGGGCACCAATACCGGGCCACGATTCAAGTCTGAGCTTATCAACCCGCGCAAGGGTACACCGACCAGCTATATCGCCAAATACATCAGCAAGAATATCGACGGGCGCGGGCTGGCGCAGGAAATCAGTAAAGAAACGGGCAGATCACTGCGCGATAACGCTGAGAACGTAAACGCCTGGGCTTCGCTGCACCGTGTCCAGCAATTCCGCTTCTTTGGTATTCCTGGCCGCCAGGCGTACCGCGAGCTGCGCCTGCTGGCCGGTCAGGCTGCCAGAGTGCAGGGGGACAAGAAGGCAGGCGCGCCGGTACTGGAAAACCCGCGTCTGGATGCTGTGCTGGCCGCAGCTGATGCTGGCTGTTTTGCCACCTACATCATGAAGCAGGGCGGCGTCCTGGTTCCCCGTAAGCATCACCTTGTCAGAACTGCCTATGAGCTGAACGACGAGCCGAGCGCCTACGGCGATCACGGTGTTCGTATTTATGGCATCTGGTCCCCGATCATTGAGGGCCGGATCTGCACTCATGCAGTGAAGTGGAAAATGGTTCGTAAAGCCGTTGACCTTCAGGAGGCGACAGCCGACCAGGGCGCTTGCGCCCCTTGGACTCGTGGCAATAACTGTCCCCCTGTTGAAAATCTGAACAAATCAGGGGGGGATTTACCCGATATTAAAACCATGGATGAGAAGGAACTGCAGGAATATCTTCACAACATGGGCCAGAAGGAACGGCGGGAGCTGACAGCCAGGTTAAGGCTGGTAAAACCAAAGCGGAAAAAAGCATACAAACAGACTATTTCGGATCAGCAGCGCCTGCAGCTTGAGGCAGAGCTGAGTTCAAGAGGGTTCGATGGTAGCGAGTCAGAGATTGACCTGCTTCTGCGCGGCGGCAGTATTCCGTCAGGTGGAGGGCTACGTATTTTTTACCGCAATCACCGCCTGCAGGAAGATGACAAATGGCGTCAGTGGTACTGATGCCGCAGCTTTAACAATTCTTGCTCTTATTGATCCGCATCAGAGCGATCTAATTGACAGATAAAAAACGGTTTACATTCGCAAATTCCTACTATACTGTAATTATAAACAGTGGATATATATACAGTTGTTGTGTATCCGAGGTAGTGATAGGAGGGAAAATGCAGGATTATCTTTTGGAGTCATTGAAGCTCCAGCGCATTGATTTTTTTATCAAGCTTGTAGCGGCTAGTGAGTGCAGCGATGAAGAAAAGCGGCTGGCTATCCAGTGGGTGTCCGAACTGACCGACGAGCTGATGGCGAAAATCCGCAGCCATGAATACTGCCGGTCGATGGACGTAACCAGTTAAGGGGAATCTGTATGCGCATTGAAATAATGATCGATAAAGAGCAGAAGATTAGCCAGGCTACACTGGACGCCCTTGAATCCGAGCTTTACCGTAATTTGCGCCCTCTGTATCCCAAAACAGCAATTCGTATCCGTAAGGGCAGCGCCAACGGCGTTGAGCTGAGCGGGTTAAAACTGGATGAAGATAAAAAGCGAGTGATGGAAATAATGCAGCAGGTCTGGGAGGACGACAGCTGGTTGCATTAG